CGAGAAAATTTCTCCTTCTCTTGCTACAATATTAAATGTAGCATCTACTCCATCGCCCTTAGTAATTACAACTCTTGGATTGACATAATTTGATCCTTTATCATCAATACGAATACCTACAATAGTCTGACTGTCTGTATCAAACAAAACAGTTGCTCTTGCTCTAAAGTTAGTATTTGGTTCTACACCAATAATTGTAGGAACTTTCTTGTAGTTTAGACCTAGATTGATTAGAGAAGCAGAATTAATTCTGCCAACTGCAAACTGACCAGTCGTAGTGTATGTGATAGTTCCAGAACCGTCCCATAGTGGTGTGGATGGAACATCATAAACAAATCTATTTGGAGTTACATAAATTACGGTCTTGTCACCTTGAAGAGGATCTGTTATAATATTGAAGTACGCACCACCAGAGGAAACTACATTCTTTCTATCAAAATAGTAGAAGTTTGTAAAATCAGTTCCTCTCTTAGTTTGATAGTCGTTATCAGACAACCTAGAACCAAAACCAAACTTAAGATCTGTGAATGCACCAGGGTTTCCAGGTAAGATAGTCGATTCAAACTTCTCTTGCGTAATGACATTGTAGTTTCTGCTGGGACTTACATCAAAGTAAGTTCCAGTGAGACTAGAATGAGACGTATCAAACTTATACTTATAGAACTCTTGTAGAGCAATATTTGGATTAGGAACAAACGTTACGTTGTCGTCTGAAAATTCAAACTTATATTCTAGTTCTGTTGCAGACTGAACAGATACCAATCTTTGTGGATCGCTAGAATCAAAGAAACTAGAACTTAAAACAACTTCGTCAGCATTAGACTTTAGAGTTGCATAGTCATAAGTAATAATAACTTTTTGAGTGTCTGGGTCATAAGACTGAATATAACCAGAAGTTCCTGTGGAGAAGATTTGGAAATTGGTTGCAAAATTGTATCTTGGTTTGTATAGAGAGACAACCTGACCATCAAAGTGATCTACTGCTTTAGTTCCCTCTTGTGCTCTTTCTACTATCAGATCGCCATCAATAATAGATCCAATTCGCATTACTTCTGCACCAACTTGGATCTGATCTCCTACAGCATACCCAATAGCACTTTGTACTACTAGACGTGTAGCAGAAGAAGAAATGCCTGCATGTCCAACATATAGAGTAAATCTAGCGGTAGATACAGATGCACCAGATCTAACAAGAGATTCATCTGCAACAGTAAGATAATCTCCTCTTGCATATCCAGAACCTAGGTTTTGGAATTGAATAGAAGAAACTATACCTGCATCAGATACCGTAAAGGTAGCAGTTGCTCCAGATCCAGATCCACCAGTAAGAGCAACATTAGTGTAAGTGCCAGCTGTATAATCAGCACCACCATTAAGAATTTCATAGCGACCAATTCCTGTGAATTCAATCTGTGTATTATTCTCAGGTGGAACTAGAATTGCTTCTTGATATAGTCTCTTTCTGAGATAGTATGTTTTTGTCTTGAGAGCATCGTCAGGGTTTACATCAATGTTTACTCTATCACCAACACCAAGACCGTGATTATCAGATGTCTCAATGAGTGCAACACTTTGATTGACTTCAAATGGTTCTAGTCCATCACTAGTAGATGTCAAACGAACAACCTTGGTGCCAGAAGTATTGAATAGATTACTAGATTGAATAAAGTAATCATCGTTGACTACCCAAGTTCCTTCCGTAACTTTAATTTTTACCAAGTTCTGACCACTAGTTCCTTCCAGAACTTCACCTTTAGCAACAGGTGCATTGATGCCATCAGTAAGACTAAGAATAGCACCTTGAGTGTAAGAACTTCTCTGGTCTAATAGAATTGTAAAAGTTTTGATAGTAGCAGAGAAAGTTCCTGTATTATCAAAAGTTCCAACTACATTTCTGAGAACGATCTGGTTATCACTCTTGACAGTTCCTACAATAGATCCAGATGCACCAGATGATGGTTGATTCAGAGTATCATTAGCAAATAGGTATGCACTTTGGATTGTAGTTAGTTTTACTACTTTGTTTTCTTTTGACTCAATATATTCTACATCTCTTCCTTTGACAGAAGAAACCAACGCTTCTACTTCGGATCCTTCAGTTCCTCTGTTTTCAAAATACAGTTTTGAGTTGACAGAGAAGTTGTTTGAAGATCTTACAACATCAATACTGTCAATAGTTCCAGACTTAACTTCTGCAATGTTTGCAATTAGACCAGAACCATTACCTTGCATTCCAGCAGTAAAGAACTTCTTAGAATTCTTAGGAATGTCTTCTTGGTTGATATTTGAATTGTAGTTACTATCCACAGGTAGTGAATAGAACTTATCTCCTAGAATGTATGGATATTGCGGTACTTGATTGCTATCAATAGTAAGGAAATAAGCATAAGTTCCTTTCGGAAATTCTGGGGTAACACAAAATCTTCCATTGTTTTCGTCTAGTGAACCACTCTTATGGGTATAGGTGTAATCATTGACAAAAGATCCCAATGGATACTGGGAAATAGATGGTCCTTCTCTTCTACTACCATTGATAGCATAACTAGAAGTCATTCTAACAATAGAAGAATTAGAATCTAGTGGATTCTCATGACCAAATGGACCGTAGATTGGATTTCCATCATAAGCAAATCCAATAATTGCCGAGTGTGTTTTTGTAGCAGGTTCAGTACCTGCATTATTAATGTTGTCATTGAGAGCAACACGAAGTGCCTTAGGGTTAGCAACGTAACCGTATCCATACTCTAGAACACCATTATAATTTTTGAAAACATATCCGTTTTCAGTATCAAGGAATCTATCCTTGAGTTTTTCATATCTGTTAAAGTTCCATTCTTTTAGTTCTGGAATACCAACAGCACCAGTACCAGCAGGAATAATGTCTACAATGACTGTATCTTGATTGTAGAAGTTTCCTTCTTCAATCTTGGTAAATCCAGTAATTTCACCATCAGTATTGACAACTGCATCAAAACTAGCAAATCTTCCTCTTCCTGCTCTGTCTCTAATCTGAACAACAGGTGGTGAAGAATAGAACTCACCAGGATTATCAATAATTAGACTTGTTACTTTTCCATCAGTAACAACGGCTCTAACATCCGCCCCTCTACCAGAAGTAATAGTAATCTCAGGAGTTCTTGGGAAAACATCATCAGTATTTACAGTGATGCTCTCAACTACCTGTCCAGACAAGATTGCTCGCGCTTTGTTTGGTACACCATCGACTAAAACAAATGGTGGTTTGTTGTATCCTCTTCCCTGAATATCAACGGTAATTTTTTCTAACTTACCAAATCTAATACTGTCAGTATCTCTAAATCCATAGAAAGGAACACCATTTACTGCAATACCAACGTCTCTTTTTGGAGTCTTGTATACTTCAGTAGTTCTACTTGCTTGCTTTCTAATAATACGAAGTAACTTCTGATCTTGAATTGTCTGAGTGACAGTAGATCCATCTAGAATTTTATGTGATGGGAAACTAGAAGATGTGATATAATAGTATTGATCATCTGCAAAAATAGCAGAGACATCAGTAGATACTTGTTCTAGTGCAGTTTGAACTTCGGTTTGAGTCGGTGCAACAGGATCTGTCAGTTGATCAAAGAACCAACGTGGTTGATTTGTTCCTAGTTTAATAATTTTTGGATCATCAGTCTCAAATCCTGGTTTTGAAACTTGGATTTGATCTCCAGGTGTTGCATATGGTTGACCATCTTTAGGGAGAAGATTATATACTACACCAAGAGACAGTAGAGATACACTACCACTCTTCAGGAGAACGGGTTTGTATACTGGTGTATTTGCAGAATGAACTACAGCACCAGATGGTTGTCTGTTTTCGATAATAAACTGAGTTATAGTTTTTTCCTTAAAACTAATAATCTCAGTTCCAATAGTTACTGATCCAGGAGCTTCCCAACCAACTGTAGATTCTACGTTGATTCTATCTCCAGTAGAAGCAGTTCCTGTAAGGGTTTGTCTTAGTTTAGTCTTTGTAGATACAGCAAATTCGCCATTGACCGTCTCTGGTGCTAGGACAATGTTGTATATCTGCTCACCATCTGATGTACCGTCAGCATAGACGTTATCTACGGTAGCAGAAGCATATCCATATTCAGTGGTAGCAGCTTGTTCTATTTTGAGTCCAATAAGACTCTTGGGGTCACCACTGATAACTTTCGCTTTTACAGCGTATACATTGATCCAATCAGCGTTGGATGCCTTGTATGTAAAATCTTTTGGTTTATATACTTCTGGTTTATTCTCAGCATCAGAAGTAACAATAGTATTAAAGATAAACTTGATAGAACTTGTAGTTCCTTTTGCTCTATAGAACTTAGAGATGTTCTTGATCAGAGTTCTCTTATCTACTTCACCCCTCAAATACTTTTGAGGAAATCCTGCTAGATACTGACTTTCAAAATTTCTAACAAGTGCATACAGGAAAAGGTTACTAACATTATAAACTCTCTGTCCTGCATTGTGAGATGCAGACTCTGTAGTCTCAAAATTGCTTGCTTCGTATAGATCACCTAGGGATGTATTGCCACTAACACCTCTAAAACAGTTCTGTAGTTCTGTATCTGTTCTGCTTTCGTAAAAGATGATCTCATCATCAATTCTTACATAACCATTTTTCTTTGGAAATGAAGTTGCGTCCTCAAGAGTAATAAAAGAAGATGACTCATTAATGCTGACAGCAAGAACATCGTTTTGCTTCAGTAGATTTTTTTCGTAGTAACTAATATCAGCATACTTTTGAATATTACTAAGAATATCCAAGGGACCACCCTGAACTTCCTGTGCTTCATAATACTTCGATACAAACTTACTGAATAGTTCGTATTCTGAAGAAATGAATTCTGGAAGCTGGGACTCAATCAGAGCAGAAATTCTCTTAGTCTTTACAGCAGGCATTTACTTACTCTTTGTATGCAGTGAACGAGGAATTCGCAACGTCAACGTCAAGATAGACCTCACGGACTGCCTTGATATCATTTGAAAGGGGCTTGACTCTTACGGAGATACGATTGTCGAAGAAGCTTCCTCTGATGATAGTCAGAGCATACATCTTCAGTTCACCTTTTACATAATCAATATCGCCAATATCGCTGTCAAGGACAACTTTTTCGCCAGATGCGCTATCTATTGTATATAGGACGATTTTGCCTGCCCTGTCTTCAACATAGACATCGAAATTAGGATACTCAGTAACCCTAAAGGCAGTAGACGAAAGAATAGGATCGTCGCACTCAGTGTCGAACGCATTTTGGAAACATAACTCATAATAGAATGTAGAATTGAGAGAAGGATAGAAGTCTTTTCTCATTGTGACTTCTGTTAAATTGGAATTGATGTTACGGTCTGCATCATCAATAACGCCAACTGCTTTACTGTATCTAAACTTACCGTTGAACTTTTCTGTATCAGAATTATCAAGATAGTTTTGTACAGCACCAATCACCTTGTCTCTAATCTGAGATGGTGTCTGATCAGTCGAAGATCCATTGTAATAGATCTTACTAGACAACTCAACAAACAAAATAGATGGATCAACAATCCTAGGTTCTACAGATGCAACAACATACTTCTCCAACTCAGCAACAATATTGTTCTTTGTCAAAGATGTCAAATAACTTGCGTCTTTTGGTTTCAGTGCAATGAATACTTTACCATACTCTGGTGGGTCCTGATCTTCGCCTCCAAAGATGATAATGTCACTAGTGGCAGGATATATCTTACGAACGATTGCTTCGTAGTCCTGGGCGGTTACAGCGCGGTCCTGAGCACCAAATGATTTGGGGGCGGTATACTTGATCTTCTTTATAGTTTCTAGTGCTTCTCCACCAGAAGCAGCAACGCTAGAATCAATACTTACACTTGTTTGTGGAGTAACACCATTGGGGTTCTCTAAAACACCACTGAATACAAATGTCTTGACACCATTGCTCTCAGCAGCATTTGTTGTAAGGTATGATACTTCAACACGAGAGTTGTTCTCTAATTTTCTACCAAGAACACCATCTCCTAATAGAATCTCATATCTTTCATCCTCAATCTCATCAAGGAAGAATACCTTAGATGTACTATCAACACCTAGGATATTGTCTGCTAATAGATATGGTTCATTAAAACTGCCACCACCTGGGTATACTCTTACTCTAATAGTAGTGGTATCAATATCTTCGTTATCGAGAATAAATCTCTGACTCTTGCTAGCACTATTGACAACAAATGTGTTTACTAGCAAAGATCCTTCTTTGATCTCTACATTCTCAAAGATTGCTGTATTGTTTGCTACTTGTGCAGTTACATCATCCTGAACGACATACTGATAAATGTTCTCATCATAAGAAGCAATGAATCCTGTTCCCTTCTTAAGAATTAGTTCTGTATCAGTTGTTGGATTGTCATATGTGACAGTAAAAGAGACATACGCAGTAGGAGCAGTAGCACTCTTGGGTCTGTACCCTAATTGCTTCGCTAACGATACTACGTTGTCTCTCAACGTGGCAGATTCAATGAATAGTTCATTGACTGCCATATTGGCATTGAACGCCGTATAATAGGTATTATAGGCAAGGGTATCAATCAGCGTCGATAACGCAGATCCATCAAAGTCATAATCAGTAAAATCTGATTGTGATCTAAGATACTCTTTCAGAGCAATCTTGATATCTTCAAAGTCTAAGTTGGCAACCTGAGTATAAGGCATTATCGTGTACGCTCTAAGAAGAATTCTACAGTTACTGGTGTGTCTTTTCTACCAACAATACTATACGTCATTTCAACATCATAACCGTTATTCATTTCATCGGGAATACAACGAATTGCATCTACTTCAATTCTTGGTTCATAACGATTCAATACATCTCTAATTCTAGATGTAATCAAAGCACTAGTACCATAATCAAGTGGTTCAAATAACAAACTAGTCAAATCAGACCCTAAGTTAGGTTGAAATGGTCTTTCACCCTTAATTGTAAGAAGAAGAGCAGTGATAGATTGCGTAATAGCTGCCTTATCTTTCGCTACCACAATATCGTTGGTAACGGGATGCTTCTTGAAAGTAACACTCAGATCTTTGAATGTCTGGAAGTCAGGCATTTAGACACAGCAATAGGCTGTTTCTATTTATTCACTCGTGCCAACGCTCTACAAAATCATCAAATCCACCTGCGCCTCCACAAGGGCGTTCTAGACGGTCTTCGGGCATTGGGTATAGTTCTTCCTTCTTCTGTGCCCTACGCTTCCTCGCAGCAGCGTCTAAGAGTCTGTCACTATCTGTCTCAGTGATTAATGTCATACCTTCTTGAATAAATTCTTCACTTTTGTCTACTGGAAATAGTCCCATTGAAAAACCTCCCTAAAGTCTGTTTCCAGAACTTTTAGAGAGGTTGCTATCTCTAAGAATATTTATTTACCTTGACCGCGATACTTCTTCTTTGCTTTGTTACGAGAAGTTGCAGCGTACTTGGTATTCTTAGAACATCCTTGGCGAGTACACTTGGGCTTGCCCTCAATGAACACACCACCAGAGATGCCAATTTTTGCTTTTGCCATTAGTCGAATTCGGTTGACCTTGATATTATAGCACAGTTAGCGGAAAAATACCGTAAAACTTGGTTTGTAAAGAACTGCATATGATCCAGTGATTTGAGAACCAACGGGTGCCGCTGATCTACCATTAACTAGTACCCTATCATCTCCCACTGGAGGTCCAATGATTATCTCTGGGTGTGGAGGTGGTGGTGGAATCATAGGAAGGTAGTGGAGTTCACTTCTATCACCAACCCTATGAACAAAAGAACCATTTACCTTGACATCAGGTGAATATGCAACTCCTGCTGTGTTAAATGTCAATAGAGTCCATGCACCGTGGGTTCCATACCATCCTTGTTGTGCTAGTGCAAATGGTTTCATAATACGCTAGATGGGGGATAGTAGTTTGGATCGTCCAATTTATTTATTCCCTGTCTCTGTAAGAAATACTGTAGTCTTTCGCCACTATGATCCATATCTAGACGCACTGGCCAATAGAAATACCATACGTTGTTTGATAAGTTGTTCCCTAAGTTTTCACGTGCGCCTGCTGTTGCGTCATCTAAAAATTCTTGTGCATCAGCAGGGATTGTATCAGGTACAACAATAGTCTGACACGACACCTTGATCGTCAAACAGATCGTATCAATCTTTGATGGATATAACTGAATTAGTCCTGCTTTAGGTCTTCCATTAAGAGCATCACCCTCCCAGCGTGTAAAAAAGTCCCAATACTGATTACCATACGTACGGTTTACGTCCAGATCTCCGCCCATTACCCAGTTCTGGTAGTTCTCTGCAGGATATTCCGCACGACTCCACCCATTCTCTGGTAGTGCTGCCCGCCCATTAGGATAGCCTTCCTCATCATCATCCTTGATATCAAAGATCAGCTCGGCGCTTTTGCGTTTCCACGCTCCATCTTCTCTGATACGTATATGCTCATACAGGTCATCCGTTAAATGCTCCTGTCCATAACTTCGGTGATTTACGATATGCATCTCATGATCGTAAAACCCATACTCGGAGACATGCCCGCTAATCTCGGAAATACCCAGATACCCTAAAAGGAATGGTGGTGGAACTACATTCTGAGTGACTGTGAGACCTGGGTCGATACTGTTGCCAAACGTGTCCGTTCCGAAAGTGCCCCCAAAGGTAACTGCTCCCCATCCATCTCTCACTGCTTCAGTATGCCTGATCGTATCCTCGTCATACGCAGGGTTTGGATTGTCATCTTCGGGTAAGCGAGGCCACACGTCAATCCTCTCGATGATCGTGTTTGTACTGACAATCCTCTCATCTTCAAAGATGGGAACCATCCAGATTTGCGTAGGATCCAATACCTTGTTGGTCAACCATGGCGGGGTGTCAGAGTTAATCAGACCATCTAATAGATCTGCTATAATACTCTTATTGTTCTTCGGATAAAACCTTCCAGCATAGAAAGGAATTCCATTTGCTTCCTTTACCTTCTGTAGACGTGCTCCATCGGTTGGTTCTCCGAACCCTATACCGCCCATGGAGGACGCTAAAATGTTTATGAAGGGTACTGCCATGGTTTACCTAGTAAGACACGCTACGGGCGATTTTAGCGAGGTCTCCTTTGATTCCTTCGACATTGTTGTGAAGATAATCGAGAGTCTGTGCAACAGTCTCGTATTCCTCACACTTCGGTCGATGGTACATCAAGGTGGGCTGCCTGAGCTGGGAGATCTGTTGGTCCAGGCTCTGCAATCTCTCTGACTGCCATAGGACAGTCCTCTCCAGTTCGCTCAACCTCTCCAGTAACTCTTCCATCGTTTTGATCTCCTCTCATGAATGCATTGGACGCACGACTCTCAAACTCATCGCAAAACGCATCAAAGTTCTCTAAGATCTTGGCGTAATTTTCAAAGTCGGGTTTTTCCATAATTTTTTTCTGGGCAAATTTTTTTAATACGGGTCCCTCGATCAATATTTATCGCTCGTCTGGATACTTTTGTAGGTTAGGGTAGTTTGCGTTTTTTGGAAACCGCTTGGCGCCCCTAAGTAACAACAAAGGGGGGCAAAATACTGCCCCCTCGGTATACCTTACTGTCAGGCGCTAAGTGTAACTAATCGCCTCGCAATGTGTCGTGCTGTGTGTTCCTTTGGTCTGTAGGGAATAGTCATCACATTGCCTGATTTATGCACCCATTTCTCATGCT